TTAAGCTGCACCTGCACCCATACGCCTGGCGAGGTACAGGTATGCACGGTTTCTACGTCTATTTAATTTTTTTGCCAGTAACCATTTTAAGTAAGCCTTTGCACGCGCCACCTTCACCTCATGAGGTATATTGCGGTGACGAGATCGCACATTACCAACAGGCCGTCTATAGGGTAGGGCGGCTATGTTAAAGCGACTATGATATTGTCTTGGCATTATTTAGGGTCTGCGAAATAAGCTGTGAGGTGATGTTCATGTATCATGCAATTAGATTGGCCATCACCAACACCTTCTTCAAATTGTGAGCACCAGATAGCGAAGTATAGAGGGGCTTCACATGTATTTCCTGCCGATGATTTGAAAGATATTTTCTTCCCAATTTTGATATATCGACTTAGGGTCCGGTAATTAGGGGCTCCGGAACCGGTAGTGAATTCTTGGGTGGCTTGCTCGAATTGTATTCCTAGCTTGAATCTTGTATGCCACAACACATTATGAGTCATAGTGTTGATAGGGAGTGTACCCCATTCCATACCTGTTAGGGATGGCCCTGCGTCCAGACCAGCTCGGCTCGTAGCACCAAGTGGTGTGAAGAAATTACCAGTGGAGAATACGTTGAATCCTGATGCATCAAATGCGTCTCTAGGGTTAATTAGGGCTACGTTGACCCATAGGGGGTAGGGTCTTTGGTTTCTGAATGTACAACGTAAACGAAGGCCCTTATACCATACGACATTACGCTCTCGTTGGTCTCTTGTATCACCTTGTATCAAACCTGTGATAGGTTGAACATATATATCCTTTGAAGGGAAATTGATGAGCCCTCCCGGCGTGATTAATTTGGATTTAGATGTATTTAAGGGCGTGTCCATACGCCGGACCATCCGCTTTTTAAATGTACGCCTGCCGGGCATATTTAAGGATAGTAATAACCACGATCACGTGTATGATAATAATAGTTAGCAAGATTGTATTGCTTTGTTGCCGCTCGGAAGTAGGGTTTGTTCCTACGAATTCTAGCACGGAAGGGTTTGAATGTGTAATCTTTGTTCCAACCCCTTCTTCGAAATTCCTTATTGGTCCAATCGAATACCTCTCGGTAGGTTTCTCCGTAACTGGCGGCAAGTTTTGGATATATGAGTTGTTTGTAACTCGGCATGATGTTTCATAAATTGTGTGCTGGTATAGTATTACCCAGCACACTTTTGTTTTTGATAGTCTCATAAAAATGGCCTCTCGACGTTTTGTGTTCACTTTAAACAACTATCTCGCTGAGGATGTGGCAGCCTTGGAAGCTTTGGCTGTTGTTCCCACTGTTAGGTATCTTGTTTTTGGTATTGAAACAGGTGAATCTGGAACTCCTCATCTGCAAGGGTTTATTATTTTCACTGCTACTACAACTTTTCGCATTGCAAAAGCTCGTATTGGTGAAAGAGCACATATTGAAGTAGCTCGCGGTTCTAGTAAACAAGCGTCAGATTATTGCAAGAAAGATGGAAACTTCAAAGAGTTCGGCGATTTCCCGGGTTGTCAAGGACGGAGAAATGACTGGGATGTTTATAAGGACTGGATCACCGATATTGGTCGGGTCCCTTCACGAACTGAAATCTGCCTTAAATTCCCAGCTCTCTACGCTCGCTATAAACGAGCCTGCATCGATTACGCCGAAGCCCTTGCCCCTCCCCCAGTCCTCACCACCACTGAACCACGTTTTGGATGGCAGACCAGGGTCGCCGGTATCATCGAAGGAGAACCATCCGACAGGACAGTTCACTTCGTCGTAGATCCTGAAGGAAATTCTGGTAAGAGTTGGATTTGTAAATGGGCTTTGACCAAACACCCTGAAAGAGTACAGATCTTTCGTATTGGCAAACGCGACGATTTAGCATATTGTATTGATATTGACAAAGATATTTTTTTATTTGATATTCCACGTGGTCAGATGACGTATCTACAGTATTCCGTATTGGAGAGTATGAAGGATCGGATGATCTTCAGTCCGAAATACGAAAGCTCATTCAAGATATTGAGAACAATCCCGACAGTGATTGTGTTTTCGAACGAGGAGCCGGATCAGTCTTCTATGAGTAGGGATAGATTTAATATTATTAGAATTTAAGCTGCACCTGCACCCATACGCCTGGCGAGGTACAGGTATGCACGGTTTCTACGTCTATTTAATTTTTTTGCCAGTAACCATTTTAAGTAAGCCTTTGCACGCGCCACCTTCACCTCA